GTGAGCTACACGGCTCAGATCCGCATCAAGCGCGACGGAGTGCAAGTCTACCAAGAGAGCCAGACCTTCGCCCGGAAACAGGCAGCCCAGGCGTGGACGCGCAAGCGCGAATCGGAGCTGGATCAGCCTGGTGCTATCGAACGGGCGAGTCGGCAAGGCGTCACCGTCAAAGAAATGATCGAGCAGTACCTACTGGAAGTGGGAAAGGCCCGGCCGTTGGGCAAAACCAAGAAAGCCACGCTTGAAGCCATCGGCAAGATGGATATCGGCAAGCTCAACGATACCGACGTCACCACTCAATGTCTGGTCGACTTCGCCCTCTGGCGAATGAGCCGAGAGGGTGGCGGGGTTCAGCCACAAACCGCTGGCAATGATCTGGCGCACCTCGGCGCTGTACTGGCCATCGCCAAAGATGCCTGGGGCTACCAGGTCGATCCGCTCGCCATGGGCGGTGCCAGGCGTGTGCTGCGCAAGCTGGGCTACAACCTGAAAAGCCGGGAGCGTGACCGCCGTCCGACTTTGGACGAGTTGGGAAAGGTGCTGACGCACTACCAGGCCATGCAGGTCAGGCGCCCGACCGCCATCAATATGTTGAAAGTCGTGGGTTTTGCCCTGTTCTCCACACGGCGGCTGGATGAAATAACCCGTATTCGCTGGGCGGACGTCGACGAGCCTGGTCAGCGGGTGCTGGTGCGCGACATGAAGAACCCCGGCCAGAAGATCGGCAACGATGTTTGGTGTTTTCTGCCGGACGAGGCGTGGCAGATCGTCCAGTCAATGCCAAAGGCTGGCGACGAAATATTCCCCTACAGCCCTGAATCTATCTCGACGTCCTGGGCGAAAGCCTGCAAGTTCCTGGAAATTGTAGACCTGCACTTTCACGACCTCCGTCATGAAGGTGTGAGCCGCCTGTTTGAGATGGACTGGGATATCCCGCGTGTGGCGAGTGTTTCCGGGCACCGGGATTGGAATTCTATGCGGCGATATACCCACCTGCGTGGCAAGGGTGACCGATATGTGGGATGGGAATGGCACGAAAAAATATTGAGGGCGCCCGTCCAACTGGGCGCCGCATCAATGAAGTGGCTCAAACGGCGGGTTTTATCCCGTTGAGCTGGTTGTGTTCTTTAACTGCTGCGGCGCGCTGTAGGTCGAGGTAGACAGCCAGATCGGAGAGGTGGATGCCCCTGGCAGACTTTTGGCTCGGCTCCATGCGGGTGATGGGCAGCTTGATCTGACCGCCCATCACCTTGCGCTGAAACATGTCTGGCGTCAGGTGCGTGAAGTAGTCCCGGCAAACCAGCTCCAGCGGGATAATTGCCTGGCCATCGTATTGGGCCATCAGGATAAACGCTGTGTTCATGATGTTCCCCTTACATCTGAAACGATTGATGAATAAATGCTGGCGGCGTTTTGCGCTCTGCGGGTTTTGCTACGTCGGCCTGGATTTCACACAAAAACTGATGCCTTTTCCGATTGGGCGCAGTCAGAGCCTCAGTCAGGCCTGGCACGACGTCCGCGCACTGTTCGTAGGCGTGTGGCCCACTCCAGCTATCAGCCCTCACAACCTGGCAATCCGTGCGGGTTGCATCTGCGCACAGGTAAAGCAGAAGGAATACGGTCATGGTGCATTCCTCGCGCCGCAGTTCGGGCAGTCGTCGAAGCGCTGACGCTCACTGAGAAAACGCCCGCAGCCCTCGCAGTTGGTGAGGTTGCTGTATGTCCTTGTGCGCTGGACCTTGACCTTGGGCAACCGTAGGCCAGCAGCCCGGAGCGCCTGTTTGTGATCGAGCAACGAGGCCCGCACAACCGGGCGTGAACGAGCAGTGATGTAGCCGCAGGGCCAGAGTTCAAAGCCCTGCGACTGGTAACTCAGTGCATCCTCACCACCGGGGTGAATTGCGCCCTCCAGATTGGCGGTCGGACCAGACCCACCGAGCCAGATCAGGTCGTTTCCATCCCAATCACGTATGTAGGCCACATAGAAACGGCCGTCCGTGTTGCGGTAGGCCTCAGCTTCGGAGCGGGTGAGGTACTGGCTATCAACTCCGGTTTCTGATTGAGCCCGCGTGTAGCCTACGGGCAGTGGCAAATCGGTTTGTCTGCTCTCGTATTGCTTCACTGCGCGCGCTCGCGTGAACTGCTCTGCCTCGTCGAGATTCGAGGTGTAACCGCCACCGTTGCGCCAGAACATGGCCCGGCTGCCGACGTTACTGCGGCTGTCCTGCAAGAAGAAGAGGTCAGACATGAACAATCTCCCGCTGAGCCACGCTCAATGCAACCGCCACGGGTTGAACCCAGATTGGCATGCTGTTGAGTATGAAAGTTTCTCCGGCCTGGGCCAGCAACAAGGTGGTGCCCATCACATGGGCGATTGCTTCGGCGGCTGCCGGTGGCACTGCGTTGCCGATCCGCTCGCGCCATGCCTGATCACTCAGGCCGTCAAGCTCAAACCATTCTTCTGGCTCAACCAGACTTTGCAGCGCGGCCAGCTCCAGCGTGGTGAACGGCCGGTGCCAGGTGCCGTCGAGGCTTTCGATAACGCAGGTCAGCCGCTCGTTGGCTTCTGGCATGCGTGGATCAGCGACGGACCAACGCCCATTGTCCTGGCGGGCACTGGCTGAAACGGCCCCACACTGGTCGCTCCAACCCACAACACCATAATGCCCGCCAGTCAGGTAGGCATCGCCCTTGGTGCGCTTCATACCTGGGCGTGGGTCTTGAACAGCGAAAGCGCCCTGGCCCGTGGTGCTGCCAGAAATTACCGTGCGTGAGGTGCCGTCCCACTGGGCCACGTTGTACTTGGCGTGTCCAATGCCAGGGTCGCGCGGGTCAGCGACGCTGAATGTCCCTTGCCCGGGTGACTTGACGCCGATCACTGCGCCGCTGGTTTCGTCCCAGCGGCGGACGCCGTACTGCTGGTATTGCAGGGCGCTGGCCCTGGCCCGTGGATCCGCTACCGAAAATTTGCCGTTGGTTGGGCCGCTGCGTGCGGCGACAGTTCCGGCGGTTTCGTTCCAGTCATGCACGCCCAGAAAGCCATCCCGGAACTGCGGAACAATGACCAGGTCGCGCAGGTAGCCGTCCTCGATCGCTAAATCATTCAGACAGCGCCAGTCCTTACCGGCTTCGACCAGGGCGAGGCGAACCCACGTTTTCCATTGCAGCGCCGGTACCCGGTGCATGGGGCCAGCGGCGGCAACATCACCAGCCATTGGCATGCGGCCCAGGATCGAGCCCACAGACTTGAGCGTCTTTTTCTCTGGCTCGTACAGGAAGGGCGGCACCTTTTCGATGTGCCTGGCCACCAGCAAGAAACGCTTGCGGCTCTGGGCCAGGCCGCCGATCACGCCGCAGTCGTGCGTGGTTTCTGCAACTGCATAACCGTAGTGGTTCAGCAGCTTGTTGATCTGGTCCAGCAGGTGCCGGCCACGGGTGGCCAGGCGCGGTACGTTCTCGAAAACGATCAACGATACCGGGTCATCCTTCCAGGCTTCGCACATCAGCCACACGCAGCGCAACGTCAATTCGTTGAGGGCCTGGTATTTGGGGGTCAGGCTCATTGTCTCGGACAACAAGCCCGAGGCGCCTTTGCAGGGGCTGGAGATAAACACAGCGTCGGGGCGCTGATAGCCAGCTGCCTTGCGCACGTCGTCAGGGCCAGCTTCAACCCATCCAGGTGGTGGCTGCTTGCCGTGGAAGGCGGTGTACATGCCGAGGGTGAACAGGTCCAGCAGCGTGCCTGGTACACCAGACAGCCGTTGGAAGTCGCGCAACCCGGCCGGGTCAACGTCGATGCCGCCGATGCACTGCCATTCGGCTTGCATGTTGCCCACCACGGGCTTGGCGTTGTTGAACCCTTTGGCGCCGCCGCCGAGGCCGCAGCAAAAATGGAAGTGTTTGAAAATGCGCTTAAGCATTGGACACCTCGACGGCCTTCAGCTTCGCCATGCGTGCCGCCTGGAACTCACTGGACAAAATCTCAACCGCGCCGTCAATCCATCCACTTGTTGGTTGACCTGCCGCGACCTTGGAGTCGTGCTCGGCTTTGTTGATCTGAAAGCCCAGGTGAAAATAGGCGGTGCCGTCGAGTTCAAACTTGATTCCGCCGCACAACCACAAGCTGCCGCTATTTACGCCGAGTCGATCCCAGTATTCGGTGGTGCTCAAGCGTGCTGGGCAATGCTCGTTCCACAGCGCGACAAGACGCTCATGTTCCGCCCGGATGGCAGTTCGTTCGTTTTTCGATATGCCTTTTCCAGGCTTGGCAGCAGTGCGCAGTTTCCGATAGCCATGGTCGTCAGGACGGCACCAGTGCACATCCAACTCGGCACCACCGCTGAGCTTCACGCCGCCAGCGAAGTGGGAGTCGACATCACGCATTGATGCGACCTTGCCGCCGAAATGCACACCCAGCGCAATCAGTAGAGCGCTGAAAGCATCCCTCATGACGTAATAGCTCCGAACAATGTCGACGGTTGCTGGCTCGCTGGACTTATAAAAGTAGTCAGCCATGATCACTCCCCTCCCATAAGCATGCGCGTCAGGGCGTTGGGTTGGCCGTCGGGTGTCAATTTACTCAGCGGCTGTGTGGTGGTTCGGCCATTTGCACTGCGCAATGTCGCGACATCGCCGGTGATTGCCTCGATTACGGCTTTGCGGGCGCTGAAACGGTAGCTACGACCACCACCACTGATGGCGACGTAACTGACCTTGTCGCCGACAGCCAGCGGGGTTGTGGTAGCCTCTACGGTGCCGCCTTGGGGTTGATTCACTTGCATGGTGCTTCTCCTTTGGGTGGTCGGTGTCGAGGGGTTGCAGCCCCTCGGCACCACCTTCTTACTGGCTTTCGCCGATTGGGTTTTGCTTGCGCACCAGGTGCACCAGCAGGTTTTCAAACTCAACAACATCATCAGTTGCGGACTGCCATTCCAGGACTGCCTGGATCTGTTCCCGGCTGCACTCCAACACCAGAATTTCTTTGTCGCTTAACGCACGAACCTCCAGGATCGTGACCAGTCCGGTTGGGTCGTAGGCTTCCGCGTGAACAATTTTCCCCGACTCGTTAAACCAGTCCTTCAGCTCTTTCAAATGCCGGAGGCGGTTGGTTTCCCCCTCTCGGCCGTCCCCGGTGATGACTTGTACGTGCATGGTGCTTCTCCTTTGGGTGGTAGGCGTTGCAGCGCCAGTCAGTAAGGAATGGTGTCGAGGAAAGCGATGTTGTCGATCACTTTCCTAGACTCAAGGCGTAGCCCCTCCGGGATCGACAGAAGCTTGCAAAGAACTTCGAGCAGAGCGTGCAGTTGCGCGCAATTGAGGGCGGTACGCCCGCTCAGGCTTGCCCCGTATTTACGCGACAGTTGGCCCTGGTATGCAGGCACGAAGGCTTGGAGGCTGTGGGAGACCCATTCTTCGGACTGGGCCACGGTGACGCCGAATGCGCTTGCCTCACCTGCGTTGAGGTCGCCGATAGCTTCCGGGCGGACTCTTGGCGTATTGGCGTCGGCAGCTGAAAGATCGATCAAAACTATGCGGCTTCTGACTGCATCGCTGCATTCCAGCGGTTGATTGGCGGTAATCACCAGAGCCCCCCGGAACGTTACTTCTTCGCTTGGGCCGTCTGCTGATCGAATTAACACGCTGCCCGAGTTGTAAAGCGGCCTCAGTTCATCCCAATCAATGGATTGCTCTGAACCGTCGTGGTTTTCGCAAATAACGATCCGCTGCCCGGCACTGGCGAATGTGCGAGCGCGCCCTGCTGGGCTGGCGTGAGCCAGCGAATAGTTGTAAGGCGTCTGCCCGTTCAATTTTTGCAGGTAGTCCACAAGCAGCGACTTACCGCTGCCGGCCGCGCCAACGATCTGAAGGAACGGGAAGCTATTCTGGTCCTCGCGGATACGGGCGGCATGTGCGGCCCCCAGCCACCAGGCCATAACAACCACCCCCCGAGCGCCAAAGTAGGCGACAAAGTCGTTGAAGCGAATGGCCGATTTAAGTTCGTTTTGCATGGTGCTGCTCCTGTTGTTGCGGTGGTTACACGCCCTGGAATACCCAGCAGCGAATGGTTTTTGGTTTGTCGAAAGCGTCCAGCGCCCGCGCCGAGTTGACGGGCTTGTTGGATTCCAGAAACTTGGGTGATTTGCTGGTCTTGAGCAGGCGTTTCAGGTCACTGAGTGCGGGCACCTGCTGGCGCTTGTTTGCCGCCATTTCCACGAATTCGTTGAGGTTCACCGCGATCAGCCCATCCCGGCGGGCGTGGTTGAGTGCCCCTGTTTCGTCCATGCCGTTAAGGAAGTCGTACAGGTCCCAAAACTCGGTAACGGTCGGGTGGTCGGCGTTGATTGCCTGCTGGCGCTCCAGGGCCATGCGGCTGACCTCGGCGTGTGCCAGGGCTTTACGGTGCTCGCCAAGCGGGACGACATCGGCCAGGGCATCCACCAGGCTGCGCAACTGGGCGTGGTTCTTCGCTATACGCACTGTGCGGATGCCGGGTTGTGCCAGCAGCTCCTGCTCGTAGCCGGAGGTGTTCTCTTCCATCAGGCGCATGGTGTTGGCTTCGCGCTGCAGCGCCTTAACCAGGAAGCCGCTGATGCTGTCCATCGGCATGCGCTCCAACTGTTCGGCAAACTGCTTGGTTTCCGGGGTGTGGTGCTCGCGGGTCAGGTGGACGTGGCAGAGGCGCTGAAGGATCGGTTCTGAGGCGTTCACCGCGTTGTTCTGCGCAATCAGCAGGGCGGCGCGGAACGGCGGTTCGTGGGTGTCGTTGCCATTGTTTTTCACGCCAGTGGAGCGAACGCTGCGGCCGTTGTAGGCGGTTTTCAGTTCGTCCCAGTCGAAGTGCTTTACGGGCTGGCCTTCCTTCTGTTCACGCTCGGACTCGATCAGCACCACCGGCAGATTGCTGACCTGCGAGAAGTTGCGCGCACGGCTGGCGGCGGTCGCTTTGGAAGGGTCGAAACCTTCGTAATCAGTGCGGCCGACCAGTTTCCACAGCAGCTCGACCAGGGTGGTTTTGCCCGAGCCGGCTTCGCCTACCAGCTCCAGGAACATCAGCGACTTGTGGATCTGGCGGATCTGCTCGGCATGCAAAGCGCCCAGCCACCAGGCCAGTACCACAAGGCCCTGGACGCCAAAGCAGCGCCAGTAGATGTCGAACCATCCTTCGTTGTAGGCATTGAGGTCGGTATTGATATGCAGCACGGGCGACTGGCTCTGTGACTTGATACTCAGCTTGCCTAGGTCAAAAAAGTCTTCTTTGTTGCGCACATGCACCGCCCCGTCGAAGAAGGCCAGGTCGTTGAAAACATAAGCACCGTGTTCGCGGCTGTATCCGATCCATTCGATGGTGTTGACGGCTTTCAGGCAATCCAGTTGAGGTGCCAGAATCCGTTTCAGTTGTTGGGCGCTCCCCTCAAACATTGCGCCATTGGAGACGTTGAGCAGGCGATTCGCGAACTCAGGCGCCGACGTGAGCTGTTTTGCCGTGAACGTGCTTTTGATGGCAGGCCCTTGCGGGCGCTCGATACGGAAGTAGTACCAGGCCTCATCGGTCAGGTCGTTGCGCATGTAATACAGCGCTTGGAAGTTGCAGTTGGCGATGCAGGCCACTGAGCCGGCTTGGCGCAGTGCCTTGTAGCGCTTTTGTTCATCGTTGAGCAGTTGGTCCTCGTGACGCTGTGAACTCTCAAGGTCACTCATGGCGCGGTCATACTTATCAATGTCAAGCCGGAACCAGTACAGGCGCTTGCGGAATGTGAAGTTGAATTCCTTGCGTTCGTCGCGCAGGTAGATGAGGAAACCCTTTTCCTCAGCCGAGTCAGCCAGCAGCAGGTCACCCTGGTGGCGAGCGTCATCAAGGTCTTGCTCGATGCGCTCGACACGTTTCTCGTCGCCCTCGATCGACTTCCAGCGGTGGTGCAGATCGTTCCAGTCGACCTTTTTACCGTTGGGTTGTGGGATCACTGCCGCTTTGCAGGTGAAGCCCAGGTCGCGGGCCTCTTTGACCCAGCGGCGGGTATTGGCTTTAGCCACCGGTTCGTTATCCAGGGCCCACACCAGAGTCGGCAGTCGCTTGTCAGCGTCATGGCGCAGCTTGACCAGGGCCTTGAGTGAGTCAATCGGGCAGGGAGCACTGGACATCATCGACACAGCCGACACGTCGTTGTGCAGCAGCGCGATAGCGTCGAAGATCCCTTCGACGATAAACAGCTCGTCGACCTCCAAAAGGTCTACGCTCGGCGGGCACCACCAAACGCCTTTGTAGCCTGTCGCACCTTCGCCGGTAGGGCGAAAGCGCGCTTTCATCTTGCCGAAGCGGTCAGGCCGATCTATCAGGCGTTCCCAGTAACCGCCTTTCTCCAGGGCAAAACGCACCGTCGCGCTGCCGATGTTGAGTCGGCTATCCCAGTAGTTTTCCTGGGTGAACCAACCGGCAATAAGCTCAAATTTGAAGCCCCGCGCAAACTCCAGGTAGGCGCGTGCGGTAGCAAGGGGATTGTCCGGTGTCGAAGGGGCGGTCTTGCTCCAGTCGTTGAACAGGTCGTCATACACGTCCTTTATATAGACGCGGTGGTCGCACTTTTCGGGCCGACCGCAGATCAGCGTCCAGGGCGAATCGTAGAAGGTGTACAGAGTCTTCTGGCCGCAGGCAGGGCAAACCCCCTTACGCATATAGTCGGTGCCGCGCATGTGCTTGAGCTGATAATCCCGCTCAATGCGTTGGATGACGTCGGCGCGCAGCCTTTCTTTCATTTCCATCGGGGCTTACTTCGCTTCGTCGAGACTGTGTTTAAGGGCGCCGATCAGGCGTTTCTGTGCGGCCATCACCGGGAAGGCAATGAGCAGCGAGCCATGCCGCAAACCCTCGGGGATCATGCGAAAGCGGTCGTCGTACCAATGCTCGTTGAACTGCTGTGCGTACTGAGCACGCAGCACCTGAAGCAGGGCCTCGGCCTGGTCGCGGGGCAGTTTTGCGGTGATGGCGACGTCGATTTCCATGGTCCACCTCGGATTTCGGGCAAAGCTCACCCAAACCCACGGCAACTGGGGAAGGGCGGGATGTTTAAAAGGGCTTTACTGAGGGTGAGGCTTGCGCGCGGTATCGCGCTGGTCGAGCAACTTCTGCGGGAGCAGTCGTGCCGGTACCGGATATCGCAACTGGGCGCGGGTATCGATCAGATGCACGACCGTCCTGTCATCACCGGCACCCCAGTCCACACCCAGGTATTGCCGTTGTTTGATGACCAGCAGTTCAGTCCAGGCGTTGTGCACCAGCTTGGGCGCCATGAACACCGGCACTTCCAGCGCCAGGGTCAGGTGACGTATGCAACGGTCGAACAGCAGATCGGAGTCCACCAGGTGTTCGGCGTCATGGCGTTGCAGATAGGCGAAAGCAGCGTGCTGCATGCTGCTGCGGTAGTCATGAGTCAATTGTTCGGGCTTCATCACGCACGCTCCATTTCCAGTTGGTCCAGCAGATCAGGTTGATCGGCGGCTTTTCTCATTGCCTGTCGACGAATGACCACGTCTGCCACTGGCAGCTTTACGGTTGGGTTAGGCATACCGCTGGGGCTTAGTTCGTGGGTCATCTGAAATTCAGCACGCACCGACCAGCCGCAGGCTTCGTTGGTACATTGCACGTATGCGACTCGTAGGAAGATGTGCTGGCCTTCGCTAGTGCGAATACGCATCGGACTATGGCAGTGGGCGCAGACCAGCTTGTAGGTGCTCAATGCTTGGCCCCCTTGCTGTGCAACTGGATGGTCGCAAGTACTTCTGAATGACGGGCCGACATGTAGCGGTTGTGCGCGCCAAGAATCGCTTCCGCCTCGTCACGTTCGATGCGACCGTCGTCCAAGGCTTTGGCAATGATCTGGTCGACGACTCCGCGCTTGGCGGCAGCGTTGACCGACCGGCTGTAGAGGTCGACGTTGTCCAGGGTTTCGGGGTTTGCCAGTGGGACGAACATGCCGCCGTACATGGCTGCGATGTATTCCGGCAGGTGCGTGGTACCAGCGTCCTGCTCCAGCAAATGAATCTGTTCATCGCTTAAAGGTCGGCTGCCGGCATTTTCATAGATGTGGTTATCGAACTTCTTGAGTTCGTAGCCAAGGCGAGCTGCAGCGCATTCGCGTCCGCCTGGGTAGTCGCAAATAACTGCACTCATTACCTGCCGCTTGGTCGCTAGAACTGGGCGTTTCATCTTCTGGTTTCCCCTTGGAGCCAGAGGCCCTAGTTTGTGATCTGGCCGTCTTTGATACCGAGTAGTACAGCTGCTCGATGTGCTTCGCCGCGACGGCCTTTCTTACGGCCGTTCAGCAGGTCGCTGACCAGATTTTTGTTCAACCCATGCTGGCGGCTAAATTCGGCAATGCTTTTACCCTCGCGATCAAGAACCGCGCGGGCTTGCTCGGGGGTCTGTAGGGCATGCATAGTGTTCGTCCGTGTTTAATCGTGTTCGACGACAAGGATTCTTGGCCAGATTTCTGCTCAAGTCAAATTATTTTGATCAAAAAAATGCTCATTTCTTTAGGGGTAGGCGAACGCCTGAGAGAGGAACGCGAGCGGCTGGGTAAAAATCAGACCGACTTTGGTGTTTCCGCAGGGGTGAGTCGTGGGACTCAAAAGGCCTATGAGCTTGAGACCAGTTCCCCCGATGTACGCTATCTTTCTGGGCTCCAACAGCTTGGGGTTGATGTGCATTACGTGCTGACCGGTTCTCGGGTCGATTCAGATTTCAACAACCTGAGCGATGTCGAGCTGGCGGTGCTGGGGCATCTGCGGCAAATGGCTGAAGCAGACCGCAATGTCCTATTACGTACTGCGTCGGCATTTGCGGGTGCAGCAAGTTTGGAGGGGGGGAAAGGCCACAACTAAGCAAGGTGCAGTTGTAGATAGGCAACAACATGCCGACCAAGAGGGTCGGTTTTTTTCGTGTAATAGAAAGGAGCTATTCAAATGGCGCTGAAGCCCTGCAAGTCTTGTAAGCACACCGTGGATACCACCGCAAAACTCTGTCCAAGCTGCGGCGTTAAAGACCCTGGCGTAACCGTAGGGCAGCAGGTGTTCGGACTTGTAATTCTGCTTGTCATCATCGCGGTGACTGTTTCGATGTGCTCAGGCAGTGGCGATGACAAGCCTGCCGAAAAAGCAGCTCAAAGCGCTGCGTTGCCGTCTTACTCGATTTCCAAAGATGACTATCGAGAGGGCAGACCTCGCAAGGTTGAGGTCATGCTGACGAAGCGTCTGAGTGACGCAGAGCTTGCCGAAGTAGCCAAAGCTGTTCGCGCTGATACAAGTGTTAAGGCCGAAAAAACTTTCATCGGGTTCCGAGTGGAAGGGCAAAGCGACAAAGCATATTGGGCTAATGCTAGTTTCGATCCTGACTACAGAGCGTCTCTCATCGGCACTAGTGCCCAGGACTACCAAACCCTGAAAACGATGGACCTCAAGGCCTACCCGGACATGATTGGTAGTTGGTTGCAGGATGGGGCGCTGGGCCATGTGATGGTGCTGTACAAGCGGGATGGCAAGTACTTCATTGACTCTGTTTTCCCCGGTGGAGGGAAAAACACAGAGAGCTTCACCGCCAAAAAGCTACCTGATGGTGGGGTACGTCTGGACGATCCCGAGCAAGACTTTGGCGAGTATTACGTCGTCGACGCAAAGGGTAACTTGCAGGGTTGGGGCGAGAACGGTGTGTACATGACGTTGCAGCCACACAAGCCGGAGTTGTAACAGAGGCTCATAGTTTTTTTGTTCGTGGGCTGATGACACACCAACTTTGTGATGAACATCCGTTGTTCTCCGGGAGACCTTGACGGTGCCGTGTTGGCACCGGGCTCCCGTTGCATGTGAAAGGAGTAATCGCATGATGGGGAACAATAGCGTCTCTAACAACCAGTCGTCTGTCGTTAATTCGGACTGCCTGAGTGAGCAAGAAGTCATGTTGTTGGCTCTGTTTCGGGCCATAAGTACCCAGCAACAAAATGATGTGATGCGACTTTTGGAGGTGTTTACGTTGGCTCCTGAATAGTGTCCACAAGGCCCCGGCTTAGTGCCGGGGTTTATGCCAACTTATCGGCTTGCGCCTTTTTCCACTCACGATCTACGGCGCGCTTGGCCGTCTTTTCACTGGCATACAACCACCGCAACCGCCTCGGTTTCGCCTGATCCCCCGCAGTTATGGTTTTTTCCTTACCGCTTTTCTCATCCCGGTAGTACGCAATAATCCCTGTGTAATCCTCCGCGTTTTCCTCTGCCAGATCCTCCACATTATCCTCGGGCAACTTGCTCTCCAGCTCCAGGCTCACGGTGTAGCCGTCGTCAGCAGTGAGGCTGTGTTGCACATTCCCTCCGTACCAGATGATCTCGTCGATTTCCGCCTTCACGCCCTGGAGCGTGTAGGTCAGTTCGGGAATCAGGTCCGGCCGGCCCATGGCGAGGGTATAGCTGAGGGTGGCGCTGCCTCGTTGCAGGCGCCTGAATTCCGCACGGGCAGCGCGCAGGGCTGACTGCTGGTCGCTGTAGGTGTGGCGCAGGTCTTTGAGGTTGTCGCCGCCGCCGGCAATGGCTTCCTGTTTCTTGGCGCTGTTGACGTCGTAGTAATAGGCGCGCACGCCGTCGTAGCTGTCGCGGTCGGCTTGCAGGTAACGGTGCTGGTCACCGTCGATGCGGGTCAGGGTGATGTGGGGCAGATCCAGGCCGCTGGCGGTCTTGCCGCCTCCGGCCGGAAGGCACAGCAGGCAGCCGGCTTTGACGCTGGCCACCGCGTCGAATTCTTCGCCCAGGCGGCTGATCAGGTTGGCGTCGGATTCGTTGGCCTGGTCGAGCTGCAGGATGGGCAACCCGTCCAGGGCACCGGCAATGGTGGCGGTGAGGTTGTTACCGATGGCGATATCGCCCAGGACTTCGCCGAGGGTGGTGTTGCTCCAGCTGCGCTCGCGTTTGGTCTTCAGGCCCTTGCGCAGGTCCGCCGAGCGGGCACGGATGCTCAGGACATCCGGCGCACCGCTGTGTTCGGTTTCGTCGACGGTGTAGGTGCCTTTGTCTACCAGGCCTGTATCACTCCAACCCAGCCACAGCCGCAACACTGCGCCCTTGGGCGGGATGGTCAGCAGACCGTCGTGGTCGCTGAGGGTGATGGTGAGTTGATCGGCCTCGACGCCACGGTTGTCGGTCAGCTCCAAGCTCATCAGCCGCGGGCTGATCTTCTGGGCGATATCGAGGCCGTCCACGGACAGACGGAACGCCGGCACCGGGTAGGCCGCGTCACGGATGAAGCGCTGGGCGGTGTCCTTGAGGTAGCCGGTGACCTTGGACAGCGCGGCCTCGATCACAGCAACCCCCGCAGGATGTTGACGCCGATGTTGGTGGCTGCACCGAGCAGATCGATACGGTCATCGTCGGTGCGTTTGAGGCTCAGGGTGAACTCAATGCGCCGTGGAGTGCCATCGCTGAAGAAGATGGTTTTGGTTTCGCTGAGGCTGTCGATCACCCATAGGCCGTAGATCCGGCCGCTGCCTTCAACCATCGGCCAGGCCTTGCCGGTGTTTGCCATCAGGCGCAGAGCGTCCAGGCTTCGGGCGCTGCCGGCCAGCTCCGGGAAGATGATGCCGGGGAGGGTGATGGAGTCGTCGCCACGGCCCACGAACTGCCGTGCGGGAGCAGCGCCGACACGGTTGTTGCTGGCGTGTCGCCAATCGGTTTGGCGTTGCAGCTCCTGGTAAGCTGCGGTGGAGAGACTGAATACGAACATGCCGAGGGCACACATCATGGTGATTATTCCCGGTCAGAGAGTTTGCTGCGCTGGCGCGCCTTTTTTTCGTTTTCGATCTTGTTGAGCATGGCGCGCAGGGTCTTTTCCATGGTTTGCAGATCCATGCCCGGCGCCGCTGTTATGGTGAATTCATAGGTGTCGTGGCTGTCGTATACAGCAGCGGCCGGAGAGCTGCTGATGGGCGGGCGGTCATCCACGGCCAGCGCCGGCATGGCGGTGGCACTCAGGGCCAGGGTGCCGGCCGCTGTGAGTTGCTTGCCCATGCTGCTCAGGGCGTCGAGCGGGCCTTTCTGGCCGCCCTCCAGGCCTTTGGTCAGGCCTGCCATTGTGAACCCACCCAACTCGGCGAACACCCGCGACGGGCTGTGAATGCCGAGCTTTTCCTTGAACCAACCAATGCTGGCGTCGCCGATTGAGCTGATGGCAGTTTTGACGCTACCCAGCCCAGCCAGTAGCCCGTTGACCAGGCCATTGACGATCATGTTGCCAAACTCGGTAAAGCGGCTGGGCAGATCCACGCCCAGGTAACTCAGTACCCCGGCGAACGCCTGGTAAATCAGGCCGATGGGGCTGAAGTTGGCCAGGGTGTTGATGATGCCGCCGATACCGCCGCTAAACCCTGCCTTGATTTCAGTCCAGGCGTTGGCGAAGTAGTTCTTCACCGCGTCCCAGTTGGTGTAGATCAGGTAGGCGCCGGCAGCCAGGGCGGCGACCACGGCAGCGATGACCAGGACAATCGGGTTGGCCGAAAGCCCCCACAGAGCAATGCCGACCGCGCGCAATGCAGTCACCAGCGGACCGATCAAGATGCCGCCCAAGGTTCGTAGAACCGTCCCGAACACCTTGAAGATGCCGATGATGCCTGGCAGTTTGATACCGAACATTGCAAGGCCGAAACGCAGCATCAGGAACGGCCCGAGAATGCCCGCGAGCGTTAGGGCGAGACCGCCGAACACTGCGGACAGTACAGCCACGCTGGCGACAATCTTCAACAGGGACGCGGTTAGGACGGGGTTTTCCTTGACCCATCCATTGACTTTGTCCAGCACACCGCCGAGTGCATCCATGACATCGACCATCGTGGCCCGTACAGCTCCGCCTGCTCCGCTCTTGGTGTTGAACAGCTTGTTCTGTAACACCTGCCAACGACCTTCGATAGCGTCGGCGCGGATGTCCATTTCTTTTTGCATGGAGCCGTTGGCCGCAGCGTCATTCACCAGCGTGAGTTGGCGCCGCAGTTCTTCCAGGTTGTTGACCAACTTGCCTGCGTCCTTGCCGAACTCTTTACCGAATAGCCGTGTGGAGGCTTCAGTTTGCTGCTCTGGAGACAGCTTTTTGATGCGTTCAAGTACGCCCATCATCGTGCCCATGGCGTCTTTGGTCATGCCGGTCTGCACAGCTTTTGAGTCCAGACCGACCATTGCCATGCCTTCTTGGAACTTTTTGCCCTGCATGGTGGCGATAGCCAGCTCACGCACCATCGCCCGGGAGGCGCTGGCGGCGACCTCGGGCGCAGAGCCCAGGGACAAGAACGTACTCCCCAGCGCTGCTGCCTTGCGGTAGTCGAGTTTGTCGGCCACGTCGCTCATACGAGTCAGCGTCTCGATGATGTCGCCGCCCTTGGAGCGGGTGTTGTCGTCCAGGTAGTTGAGTGCGTCACCCAGCTCGGCGATGTTCTTGATCGGCACTTTGTACAGGCCAGCGATTCGGCCCATGTCTTCGCCGACTTGTTCGGCGGGCAGGTCGAAGGCCACGGCGGCGGTGGCCGAGACCTTTGCCATGGCGAGCAAGTTTTCTTTGCCTTGAATACCAGCGCGGGCCTGGGCTTCGACCAGGGCGGCGAATTCGGTGGTAGCGATGGGCATTTCGTTGCTGGCCGCTTTGATCGCGTCTGCAAACTCGTAGTAGGTGCTGGTGAGTTTGCCGTTGTCGTCGCGCGCGCCGTCCACCTGTTTGGCAACGCCCATCATGGCGCTTTCGAAGTCGACGTATTCCTTGACCACGCCGATGACCGGGCGGCTGGCCGCGTAGGCCACACCGAGGCTGGCACCACCCGCGACTGCCGCACTGCCGGCGAACTGTTTGCCCTGATCGTAAGCCCCACGGGCCTTGGCGAGGCTTTCCTGTTTGCGTCTCAGGGCATCCAGCTTGTCCATCTGGGTTTTCATGGCCTGCGTAGCGCTATCCATATCGCGCTTGAGTTTCAATTCCGATGCGCCCAGGGCATTGGTGTTGATGCCGGCGCTCTTGAGTTGCGCCCCCAGGCTCGCGAGTTTGCCTTTCTGTTGACCGTACTGCTCGCCCAGGCGCTTCGATTCGGCACTGTGCTGCTTGAGCAACGTCAATTGGGCCTTGAACGGGGTTTCCAATCGGCGGATTTCTTCCCGCAGGCTCGCGTGGCCTGCGCGGCTGGTGCGCAGTTGTGCATTGTTCAGTGTGAAGCGGTCGGCCAGGGTCTTTTCCTTGGCGGCGAGCTGGTCCAGCTGCGTCTTGCGCTCACGCTGGGTCGTTGTGAGGCGTGTGTATTCCGCCTGTTGTTCGCGGGTCAGAGCATTGCCCTTTTGCATCACTGCGTTCAGAGCAGCGATCTGGGTACCGGATTTTCGGTGTTCGTCTCCCAACAGGCCCAGAGCGTTGCGCGCTCCGGTGAGTTCTCGCTTGAGTTCATGTTGGCTGGTTTTGAGGGCGTCGACCTTGTGGCGTGACTGCTCGAAAAGCGCCTGGGTCGGTGCGAGTTGCTGCCGGACTTTGGCCGTGACGCGGGAGAGTTCGCCCACCTTGGAATTGTTGGCGGCGAGCGCGTCGGCGGTGGCGCGGGTGGCTGCTTGCAGCTCACGCCAGGCGCTAACGTCGCGTTGCTGGGTGTTGAGTTCCTTGAGACGGTCACGGGCAGCCTTGAGGGCTCTGGCCGTTTCAACGCTGCCGCCCGTGATTTGTTTCAGCGGACCTGTGGCCTTGTCGATGGCACTGAGCAGCACCTGAAGTCTCAGATCATTCGCCATCGGTAGAACTCCGCACCCTGGCGCGCTCGCGCCAGTCCATCAGGTCTTGCAGGTCCAACTGATCCATATCAGCCGGTGCCCAGTGAAAAACCACGGCCAGATCGGCCATGGCGTCCTCTACGCGACGAGGGATGCATCCGTCTTCGCCGACTTCTGCAACAAAAAACCACTGATCTTGCTGCTGAGGGCCAGCAGATCGGCCGGGTCCATGGCAGTGACTTCAATCGTGGTGAGAGCGGGGCTGCTGATGCGCGGCACTACCTTGATCAGACTGGTGACGTCCATTTGCAGCAGCTCTACCAGGCTCACACCGCGCAGCTCGCCCGAGTTGGGTTTGCGCAGAGTGATTCTGTCGATGGAGGTGGTGCCGCGACGGATCGGAGTGTCGAGCGGCACGGTGTTGTCGTCGGCCAGTGGCTGTACGTCGGATTGTTCAATGGCTTCTTTCATGGTTGTGGCTCCTGGTGATAAGGATGGATGTCAGGTTTCGGAACGGGTTGTCAGACGCCCAGGGCAGTTTTCTGTTTATCCAGCATGTTTTTCCCACCGACGTTCTCGATAAAGTTGAGAAGATCGATTTCGATGATGTCTTCGCCATCGACCGTCAATTTGTAGTAGCTACAGGTGGTGGTCATGCTGTGTTCGGTGTCTTCTCCGGGCTGGGCTTCGCCCATCTCGATGGTTTCGTGGCGCCCACGAACAACGATTTCCACATTGCTCATTTCCTCGGTGTCGTCTTGCTGGAATGCGCCAGTGAAGCGCAGCAGCACACCGGATGCCTTGACCATGCCGAACTGGCGCAGCGATATCAGATCGAGGCCGCCGGTTTTCCATTCCAACTGAATGCCGTCGTCTGACATACCGAGGTCAACCTTGACCGGACCATTCATGCCACCGCCGCGATAGCTTTCCATCTTGCGACCGAGAGGCGGCAGGGTGACGGCCTTGCAGACGCCCAGGTAGCTGTGTCCGTCGTTAAAAAGGTTCATGTTTTTGAGTTTGCGGGGCATTGCCATGGTGATGTTCTCCGAACGGCTGGCGCGGGGTTACCTCCCCCTTGGAGGGAGGGCCAGGATTAGCTTCTGATGCGGCTGGCAAAGTCGACCAAGTACCGGTCGGTGATTCGCTGACGCAGGGTGAGGTCTTCCAGCGGCGGGACAGGGGTGTAGTCGTAGTCGATATAGAGCTTGCCGGCCTTGAGCGTGGTTTCGTCGTTGACCTCTTCGTCAAACCAGGCGCTAGCACCAATCAGGTAGCCCGCACCCACCATCTCGCGGAACTTGTCGTTGATGCTTTCGAGCATGTCGCGCACCAGCGATGGGTGCATCGGGCGGTCAATAGCCCACATCTGCGCATCGGCCATGGTGTCTGCCAGTACCTGGGCGGTCCGGGTGTAGTTTTCGAAGGCGAACAGCGGGTCCGCGCTACAGGTACGGCTGCCCCAGAAGCGGTAGCCACCCTCATTGATCAGGGTGGTGACCTCATTGCTGTTGAGGTAGTTGGCATCAGTGGCAGGGTTTTGCAGGTCCCAGAACACATCTGCAGTGATGCCGGTAACACCATTGACCGGGACGTTCGACAGGGTTTTATGCCAACCGACCTCCTGGTCAATCTTGGCGCGCAGGCCAAGCGCTCGCGCCACAGCCGGTGCGGCCACGGTGCTGTTGGTCGCGGTGCTCCAGTTCTGGAAGTTCGGCCAGATGACCATGACTTCGCGTGCGCCGAAATTCTCCCGGTAGGCGGTAGCCTCTTCCTTGGTCTTACAGTCCCAGGCATTGACGTAGGCGAAAGCCCGAAGCTGCTGCGCGATGGACACCAGGGCCGTAGCGACAGGCAACGAGTCCAGCCCTGGCACACCCAAAATGCGTGGGGTCACCTTCAAACGCGCCTTGGATGCCAGCAATGCTTTCATGCCGGTGTATTTGCCTTCAGCAGTCGTAGTGCCGATCAGGTTGCTGGTGGTTGCCGCTTCATCGACGCCGTTGGCGACACGAACCACGACGGTGACCGGGTTGGTTTGGTCGGCAATAGCCTGCAAGCTGGCGCCCAGAGTGCCTTGGGTACCAGCCTTGCCAATAGCGGTCTTCACGTTGGTGATGAGGACGGCGGTGTCCAGAGGGAATACAGATGCATCCGCATCTTCGGCAGTACAGACCAGGCCGATAACCGCTGTAGAAACGGTGCGAATGGGGCGGGTGCCCTCGTTGATTTCGAGGACTCGTACGCCATGATGGTATTCGTCGGCCATAAGGTTTGCCTGCGCAGTGAATTGGATGACAGTGCATAGGCTGACGCGCGTGCGTCGGATGAGCGAGCAGTTGGGGTTGTAGCGGCGAGGGATACAAAGTGTGGGAGAAAAAACGCCCCGATAGGTCGGGGCGTGAGTGGGTAACTTAGACCTAGGCGTCGCCGACGCCTTGGACACTGTCACGGATGAGGTCAATTGCCTGATCCACCGCTACCTCGGCTGCGCGGTGACTGGTCGCCTTGAGCACCCCTTGCTTGCCCATCAGGCGAGCGGCGCGGATCTGTTGCAGAACCTCAACCCAGTCGGCCCATTCGGCTAGGATGTTCTCGGCTGCTACTTGCGGCGTCAGCTCAGCAGCGTCAACCCAGGCCTGCACCGACCGTGGCACGTCCCCGGTGAAGTCCGCAGCGGCGAAAGCCTTGGCCTCGGTGGCGGCCAGATCCAATTCAACAGCGCGCAGCGGATCACCCAGCACCGACGTCCGCGCCTGGTTGGCGACCTGATCAATCTGCTGTTGTGCGGCCAGCAGTGCGGCCCCCAGCGGCAGGTTGTCGAACTCGTAGCCAACATAGGAAGTGCCGCCAAAAACGACGTTCAAGTATTCTTTTTGCATGGTGTTCTCACAGAGTGGCAAGGTTGGTGGTGACGTAGCCCAGGTCTTTAGAGGCCGTACCAGCAGCCACACCAGGGAAAATACGACCGTTCAAAGCGGCGGGCAGCGATGTACCAACCAAGGACAGTTGAAACAGCGAAGTACCGGCCCCCATAAGCAAGCCGAGGAACGTACCGCGAAGCTCAAAGTTCACGTTGTAAAGGCGCAGCGCATTAACCGCAGGCGCCGAACTCCCACTACAAAACGCCAGCGCGTAGTAAGCACCCACCTCACCAGCGGTGCTGGCCGGGAGACTCAGGGTCAGGTTGGCCAGCTCAAGCGAAGACTCGTCGCTCTGCCAGAAGGAACCCATCCGGCGCGTGTTAACGCCTTCGTTCTCAACCAAAAACTCATTGAGGACGAGCTTGCGGGCGCCGCCAACCTCGCCACGAATCATCAATTTTCGCCCCAGCATTTGCACATGGGCGCCCAAGGTGTAATCACGCTGTAGCGTCACATCTGCCCGCCCCCCTTTGGGTGTGGCTTTAATGGCCGCGTCAATGGTTTTGAAGGGACTTCCCGAGGTGCCCAGGTTGTCATCACTGCCCAATTGGCTATCGACAAAAAAGTTGCGGGAGATAGCAGGAGCGGCTGCAACAGCGGCAGAAACCGCTTGATCAATGGCCGCTTTCTTGCCGGTGAAGTAGGTGATCAGGTCGGTCGCTCTCGAGACCAGGTTGGCAATTTCGCTTTCGAGTGACATGGCGGATTACGCTCCGTACTTGGTGGTGGCTATAAGGGTTTGGGTTGCGATGATGCTGGCAGCATTGGCGGCGATTGCCCCCAGTAGTCCCTCCCGGTCGGTTGCACGCAGACGCTCCAGGAGCTGCAGCCGGCCGGACAGGTCTTCTAATTGAATGACTGAGGCTGAGTGCTGCTTGCCATGATCATTCAACACATCCTGTTGTTTTAGGCCCCGCAAATCTCCGGCCAGTTGAGCCGCTGCCAGCGCTGCCAACGGCCCCGCCAGTGTCAGGTTCAAACCGCCTGGCAGAGAGTTGATGGTGACGCTGTTGGCTGGGAGTGCCGCCAAAGTCAGGTCATACGCCAACAACAAATCGGCATTCGCCGGTTTGTATGCCAGTGGCTCAGTCGGGTGGGACCAAACGGCCAATAAAGTGCCGTCCGACAACAAGAAGCCGACCTCTTTAACCCAAAAGGCCTGGCTCCCATCAGCAAGCGCGGTGAGGTGAATTTGCGTCGGGCTTAAGCGCTCGCCGCCGGCAACGGGATATTTCGCCACCTGGGCGCGTAAAGTCTTTTGCTCATTGCTGGGCACATAGCCAAGCGTGCCCACAACAATGTGTGTGATTTCGGCTGCGAGGCCGACGTTATCCGCTCGAAAGACAGCAGTTAGCCCTGCTTTGGTAATGATGGGCTGTAGCGGGGTACTCATCGGATGGCCTCCATCGTGCCGCGCACGACAATGCGAAGCCGCGTCGCATTGGCGATCACGACCCCAGTTTCTGCGTTGATTGGAACACCCTGCATTTCGGCGCAATTGCGCACCAAACAACGGGTGTTAAAAGCACTGGCGGCAGTCAGGGACTGTTCGGCCGCGAGCGAGATGGCTTTTGCCTCGGCCGTACGGTGCTGGACGATTCGGGCTTGCGTGGCATTGGCAAGCCTTAAACCTCCGTCAAAACGGGCGCCCAGTTTGAGCGTGTAGTGGCTGCGTTCGTTTTTGGTGGCATCGACCAACGCCCGCAAGCGCTCAAATAGTTGCGGCGAAATAATCGACCCTTCACCACCCCGGTTATTGTTGGCCCAGGCCACTAACTCAAAGGTGTAAGGCACGGCACCAGGTATCTGTGTCCACTCTTTGTAGTCCGCTGTTACGCCGACAGCCTTCAGCACCCGTCGGATCGCCCCAGCAGTGCCCCTGTGCTTGTGAACGGGTATCGACTGGCGAATCAGCGCACGCTGCTGCTCTTCGGTTTCTGCGGCTTCCCATCCTTCGACCGACATCGCCCAAGCGAGCCATGGCAAGAAGTCTATCGGGCATCGCGCAGAGTCCGCGATGCCACGAATAGCCGATGGGTCTAAGCCAAGAGCGAGTGCCGTGGCCGTGGCACGTTCAAGCTCCGTGCTGTTTGGGGGAAGTAGGCGGCTCATTCAGGCACCACTTTCTTAAGAGTGATGCCAGTGCATTCTGGGTGGTGGCGCTTGTCGCAAACGATGTCCGCAGTAGGCTCCGTTAGAAGCACTCGCTTGACACCAGTGACGTGCAGAGCGCCATAAATGGCGGATAGCGCGAGTTCACCCTCAAGTTTACGAGCGGTGGCAATAGCGGCGTTCAGGCGGCCTTTGGCAAACTCTTCGACGACGCTGGGAGAAGGCCCTTTTTCAAGTTCAAGAGTGGCTACGACTCGATATGGAATCGGCTTCCCGAGCATCGCTCTGGGTCGGTCGGTAATCGGGCGTACGTCTTCATCGGTGAGTGCTGCCAGAACCGTGGTTACCAGCGATGTAGGCTCAACCGGGCTGTCAACTATTGGCAAGATTGCCAGCGACACATCACCCGGCAACGGATTCACCAAACCAGCGGCATAGTCGCAGACCAAGACGATGGCCCCGGCCGGCAATTGTGCGCGAACGGCTGCTGAAACCTCGGCGGCCCGGAAAGTGGGCGAATCAACTGACACGTCACCGACACTCGCAGAGGCGGTCAAGGCATGGAATTCATAGGCGCCTCTGCTGCCGGCAGACGACAAGGCATCCAGCGAGCGCTGGGTACGGTAACGCAGACGTTCATCTGACTCGTAAACCGCCGCTGTTGGAGGATTTGCGTCAGGATCGGCTGGAGTGATGAGAAGGGGCTCAACGCCGTAGTCCGCTGCCCGATTGATTAAATCGTTGCCGGTTGCATAAGCGAGCAGGCTGGCCAGGGCTGCGTCATTGATACGCTGGCGCAGAATGGTTTCCCGATACGCACTCTCTTGTAACAGCTTGGTAATTGGCTCTGACTCCAGCGCCAGGCGAGCGGCAATAGCGTCTTGTTGCTCTGCCGGCCAGAGGCTGATTGCATACGCTTTGCGTTCGGCGAGGATCTGCTCAAAATCCAGCGACTCGACAACCTGCGGGGGAGGCAACTGGCTGAGGTCAATTATCGTTGACGAACTCATACGCTAGCCCCCAGGCGCAGTGGAATACTGAGGCTCAGCGATTCCTTGCTATCGACCAGGGTGCCTTCGAGGTCGAGCACGATACTGCCCTGAAGCGAGCTACCGACAAACTGCACGCTGCTTAGTCGAATGCGTGGTTCCCAGTTCATCAGAGCCATAGCCGTGGCGGCATACACGCGAATGCGCGTGAAGTCATTGAAGGGCTGATCAACCAGGTCGGGCAGCAAGCTGCCATATTCGCGGCGCATTACACGGGTGCCCAGGCGCGTGGTCAGAATTTCGGCGATTGACTGACTGATATGCTCGACCTCGCCGAGTTCGCCACCGGTTTCTCGGTTCATTCTGGTTTCCACGTCTTGCCGCTGCCTGGCATGACGCCTCCATGCGGGTGCTCCACCAAGCTGATACCGGCCGCGACCACGTCTTCGGTAACTGTCACGGTACCGGTGACGTTTTGGTTGCCGGTCTGGGTGTAGTCGCCGTGGTGCGTGATCGGGCCGACGATGTTGATGCCGCCTGTGCTGGTCAAATTGGTGGTGCCGCCGTCGGGCAGGGTCGCGTTGAGGTGGTGGGCGACGCTGTCGTACTCGATCACAGTGCCATCGGCGTAGGTACGGCGGTGCAGGCCGGGGCGGTTGCCGTTGGCCGGAATGTGGTCGCTGAACAGACCGGTAAAGACGACGCCGTTGGCGAGTTGGCCGGACGGGCTGAACAACATGACTTGTTCCCCCACGGTCGGCGGGTCCCATACCTGGTCGGTTCCGGCCCGTGGAGCGATCCATGGCAGCCACGCGGTGGTCAGTTCCCCGGTTTTTACCTTCACGCGCGGGGGCTCCATCTGCACGACGGCGATGACGCCGAAGCGGATGAGGTTTTCAAGCATGCGGGCAAAGGCGGCGAAATTGTTCATACCGCCGATGGTGGCGCCTCACGTACGCGAGTGCAGCCGGCCTGACTTGTAAGGCGTGCGGTTACAGGGTGAGGTGATCGAGCAAGGTGTCGCGGATGAGGTCCAGGTCAGCCTCGGTAAACCCCAATACTTCACGCTGATCGTAACGAACGTCCGGCGCATCAGGTTCGGCGCGATCTTTCAAACCGTACTGATGCACCCGGGCAATGCGCGCAATGCGTCCGGTAAAGCCGACGCTGATAACGTTGCTGTCGCCCCTGGCTTTCAGGTAGCTGGCGGTACGGAGCTTCTGAAACATTTTGACCTTGCGCCTGACTCGGCCCTGCTTGCCCCGCAGGTCTCGTTTTTTACGAGGGGCATATTGGCTGCCGTCCGGGTTGCGCTGTTCATGCACTCGCTGTTGTTGGTTGCGCCGCAACTGCTGTGCGATGGTCCTGGCAAGTGAAGTCCTGGCTGCTGGCTCCAACTGGTGCAGCAGCTGGCCCGCCCAATCCTCCAAGGCTTGCAGTTGATCACTCATGGCGTGGTCGCTGCGGATGTGGACTCGCCAAAGCCATGCCGTCGACCGTGGCGGGTGCCGACCATTCCGCGACCAGTTCACCGTTATTGAACACCTGTATCGGGCCGTCAATATCGGGATAGGGCGTGTACTGGGGTTCAGTCGCATGGGTCATGTTGTAGGTGCCATCGCCCTGCTTTTTCACCACAACACGCTCTGTCAGCGGTAGCGTCAAACTCAGGTCCACCTTGCTGTTGTCGATGATGTCCGCTTCGAACTTGATCCCACTGGCAGATTTGTCGAGGTTCGCCATCAGCTCGGACTGATTAATTTGCAGCCAGCCGAGCAGTGGCAACATCACGCTATCAGGGTGACCGGCGAATTCGGTCAGGATGATTTGCAGGTCATAGGCATATTCAAAAGACAGGCTGGTAGCGGCGGTGCAACGTACCTTGCCGTTGTCGATGAAAATCAACAGGCGGTCTGGATCGTGTTTGAGGGCCGGGACGCACGCCAGTAGGTGGCTGCGCAGACTATCGGGCTTGTTCATGGCGCGGCCTGCTGATGCTGATAAACCATGTCGACCTGCGCCGCACAGTCCGCCCAGGCGGCTTCGACGCGGTCCTGGTCGGTGAGCTGGTCGCCATTATTGCGTGGGCTGGTCGCCGGCAACTGGCACGGCACCACGGCCGGACATCCACTGATGATAAGCATCGGCGCCGGTAAGGGCGGGGCGCTCCCGCAGCCGGCGAGCAACATCAGGCAAAGGCTGAGTAGCCCAGGTGCGTAGTTCGGCGTTTTCAAGTTTCAGCTCCTTTATGGTTCGCTCGCGCTTTGCCAGGCCCAGGCGCAACTGATCCTGTTGGGTGCGCAAGGTACGTTGGGCATCACGTTCCTGCTTTAGGGTGTTCGTGAGCGTGTTGGCGGTGGTCAGGTTGCGGTCGGCGTCTGCGCGGGCAGCCTCGGCCGCCGCCTTTGCCAGCTCTGTGTTGCCCTCGGCGACGTTGATGCGCTGTTGCTGACCCCAGATCAGCAGCGCCAGGGCGCCGAGCAGGGCAATGCCATACAGGGTCTGGCGCAAGGTGCTCATGACAGGAACTCCCCCAGAAACAACGCACGGAATTGATCAGGGGTATGGTTGGCTCTAGCCTCGACAAACCAACTGTCTGGGCACAGGCCGAAAAACCAGAAGTGCCGCTGGAAGTGCAGGCCGTTGAGTTCGATCAATCTCAACAGCAAGTCGTTTGCCGGCGTATCGACCCCGAGCTGTCGTACTTTCTTCGCGGTCGTTGCGTAGTAGGCCCCGGCGCGAATTTCTGTTGATTTGAGCCAATCGAATTCGTCGTATAACCAAACAGCATTGGATGAATCAACATCCGCGGGAGGTGCTTCACCATCCGCTAGGACAACGACACCGGGCATTTGCTTGGCGACGTTTTCCCCCAGGTTAGTGACGAAAATGACCGTCCGTCCTTCGCTCTGCAGTTGATTTGCGAACCCAATTAGCCGGGTAGTTTTGCCAGTCTGGCGCGGGGATATTTCGAGATAGGCGATTTTTTCGGTCATGCGCGGTACCAACCCAGTTTGTTCATGACCTCGGTATCAAGGTGAGTGATTGGGCCGCGCACGATCACGCATCTGCATCCGTCCATCAGGTGGAGTGCTTCGCCCAACTCCCGCATGTCGTCCTGATCGGTCGACTCCGGCACCACCAGCAGATCGCCGTCCTGCACTCGCAGTTTTTTCACCGCTTTGAAGTCGATCATGCCGTTACCCCTTGCCCGCAACCGCAGTCAGCGTGCCGCTCGTAGGCGCGCTGTAGCTTCACGTCGTAGAGGTTTCGCTGATAGTCCGGGCCGTTGTAAAGCTTGGCGAACTCGGCCCATTTGCGGACTTTCAGCGCCTTGTGCAACACCGGGTCGGTTTCAATGAAGCGGGTAAAGGCGTCGAACTGCTGCGATTCGCCGGCACTCATGGCCGCAACAAAGTCCTGCACGCTGGTGTAGCCCAGGCGCTGCCAGTGGAAGCCCATGATCTGGAAAGCACCCCAGGATGCAGATTCAAGGGCGGCGTTGTCGTCGATCAGGCGGGCCATCGCCAAGCGCTGGTGTTCGGCGGTACCGCCGGAGTATCCGCCCGACTTTGGGTTGACCAGGGCTGGATTGACGGCGGCGAGCTGGTCGGCGTGATATTTGAGTTCGGCGGCGTCGTCGCCTTCGTGCCGAACCTTGGCGAGCTGGCGGTACATGATGTGCCGTTCGAAAAGGATCACTGGCTTGCCGTTGTCGAGGAAGCCCTTGCCCTTGGATTCCACTTCGTTGATGGCATAGATGCTTGCCAGCGGCACGCCGAGGCGTTCGGCGGCAGCGATCAGATCGTTGTTGCGCAGCAGCTGGGCGCAGTCACCGCCGGCCAGGCTGGTTTGGGTTTTTTCGCCGGCTACGCCATCAACGACCAGACCAACCTTGAGCTGATAGGCACGGACAGCGATTTCGGTGTTGTCGCCGTAGCTGCCGTCGACATCCAGCTTGGCGCCGTGGTTGTTGAGGTTCTTTTGCAGTGTGCGGACGGCCTGTGAGCGGTCGCCGTGGCGTAGGGTGGTGGTCATGCGCTGTGCCTCAACAGGGCGGCGACGTTGCCGCGAGAACGGAATATCAGGGTGCAGAGCAGCACGATGGAGACGGCTTGCCAGAGGCTGGTGGGCTGGCGGTACAGGAGGATTTCCAGACCGCAGATGCACAGCGCGGATCCAAACAGGCTGGCGAGTAGCGAGATGCTGCGCCGGTACCGCGCAGCGCCTCGGGTGTAGCAGGCCAGGCGCAAGGCGCTGAGCAGATAGGCCACGGCCGTGATCAACTGCACGATCAATTCGATGTTTGGCATCTCAGCTGCCCCCTCTGATGCGGCGGACGATTTCCCAAAAGTCAGCTTTCTCAACCCAGACCATGAGCTTGATGCTGATGGGGATGATCACCAGGGCGCAGCCGAACGCGGCGCCGCCGCTGGTGATAAATGGCAGGGCTTGCAGCGCCATGGGGGCAAAGAGGTAGCCCACACCGGCCGACAGGAACAGAGAGCCCAGACGCTGCCAGACCTTGAGGTCGTGCTTGGTACTGGTCACGAGCCAGGCGCCGAGAATCGCGCCGAACAAGGCTTCCCCGTCGATGATGGGCGTGATGGTTGCCAGGCCCAGGCCCATGAGCAGGCCGGTCACGGCGCTGGAAGTCGGATCAGCCATGGTGTGGGTTTCCTTGGTTACAGGGGATCAGTCCCATAGCTGCACCATCTGCCGCTGCGGGGCGCTGGCTTGGGCTTCGGGCATGTTGACGACAAGGCCTTGCGGCAGGATTGGGCCGTGATCGGCCAGGCCGGGGTTGGCTTCAAGAACGGCCTCGGTGACGCCTGCGGTGCGGCCGTAGAAACGCCAGCACAGCGCGTCGACCGTGTCGTTTTGATTGGCGCGGACGGCTACGGTCATTACTTGCCCTCGGGCTCTGGCGGCGTTAGCGGGTTGGCGTACTCAAAAACACCGTCGGGCGACACGTAAGCGCCGGGGGATGCACCTGTTTCAACTACCCTGAAAATCGCAAGACCAAGCGGGTGCATGATTTCCCGGTTGATGCGTTCGTGCAGGCCGAGGCGGCTGATTTCATTCCAGTCGATGACTTTCATGTCGCTCATCAGATCAACTCCACAGTGGTGCGCGTCCGGTCGAGGAAGTCACGCACGGCCCAGCGCAAGTCGCGGCGGTAATCGTCGATGGTGGGGGTGACTTCTTCGGCCTTCTGGCTGCCAGTGTTGGTGGCGCTGTAATCGCGGTAACGCTCGCAGACTTCGGCGCCGGTAGCGGCTTCGATGGCGCGGCGGTAGAGGTGGGCCTTTACCGACACGTCATTGATGCGATCACCGGGTACGTCGTCCAGCTTGGCGTGGCCGGCTGCTTGCTGGGCTTCCCGCCATCCGGCCAGCTCTCGGTTGAGGTTGATGGCAGCAGAAATAACAGCGGTTTCAAGGCGGGCCGGGGTGACGCTGTCGTTGATGCGCAGGGTGGCGCGCAAATGGTCCAGGTCAATCGACGGCCAGAAGGGGTCGGTGTTGATATGACCGCCTGCGACTGGGCCGCTGGCTACAAATGCGCTCATGAACTGCACTCGAAAATAGGTCGCCGGTGGTCGGGGCTTCACGTTCAGGAGGAGCGGCCTGGCCGATCCGCCCCGAGCCGGCGGGGTGCGTGGGGACGCTCGGTTAGCTGCTTGGTGCAGCGTGTTTCTTGAGGAGACGCTCAACGCGCTCCAGATCCTTCTTGCCGCCGCAGTTGGTGTTCAGCTCAATAGCGCGGGCCAAATGTTTCTTCGCGGAGTCCAGGTAGCCGAAGACGATTACCTGATTTTCGGAGGTGTCATCGTCAGCAACCTTTTCGGCGAATGCCTTGCCCAACGCCAGATGCAGCTTGGCTTTAGCCTGGTCGGGCATGTCTTCTTCACCCGCGATCTGCTCGGTGCGCAGCAGCAGACCAAGATCAAAGGTGCCACCAGCCTTTTGCGCCTTCAGGGCCACTTCGGCGATTTCTTCCGCGACGATGGTGCCGGTGGTGCGTTCGAAGCGGTCAGGCATCAGCAGCGCGTAGTTGATGACGTATTCGGCAATGTCCAGGGCCCCGGCAAAGTCCCCGGCGTCCATCCGCCAGACCATTAGCGTGGTCAGCACCTGGTCCTGGGCGCCTTTGCCTTCGGCAAGAACGCCCTCCACATAGGGGACGTACTCCGGCAACAGCTGCCGTTTCAGCTCCGCTTTGCCTTCGGTCGACTGCACCTGTTTCAGGCGCAGATAGTCCTGCTGGAGCTTGGCGAGGTGCAGCTCGTAAACGGTTGAACCTTCCATGGTCATGGCAGGACCGGCCACGGCAGCCGCTGCAACGGCTGCTGTGACGCGCTGGAAGTGACGACGGCAAGGGTTGGTCATGATTGCCGGCCTCAGCTCAAGGTGATGTTTTCGGCCATGGCAGCGCAGCCCAGGTCTTCAATCACGTAGCTTTCATTGACCGATTCGAAGTTTTCGATGCGGTCGCGTTTGGCGTTGTCGACGACGGTGCGGCGGCGGGTGCCTTCCTGCCAGTAGATCGACAGGTTGTCGAGGCGGGTTACCAGCAGCCCGTTGGCCGGGAAGTGCGGCACACGCACGGCTGGCAGGTTGCCGATGCGCTTTTGGCTGGTGACGATATCGGCCGCCAGCATTTCGGTCGGGGCCTGGGTTTTGTTGATGATCGGGAAGTACTTGTCGGCCAGCAGTTGGCGACCGCAGATCACCACCAGATCGGTGTCTTCCTGGTACCAGGGCTCGATGAACTCGTTGACCATGCTCACGACCAGGGCGTCGATGTTTTCAAAATCTTTGCCGGCGCCGATCTGGATTTTTCCGCTGCCGTCGACCACTTCCTTCATCACACGGGCGGGGTTTTCCAGGCGCATTTTCTCCAGCCAGCCGATGTTGACGTCTTGCAACAGTTGGTTGATTGCCGGGTTGGAGGTTGCGGCGCGGCTGGTACCGTTCCAGCCGATCATGATCCGGTTGAGCGCTTGGGCCTTGATGATTGCGTCACGAATCCGCGCCTGGAAGTCCTTGAACTTGGCCCACTGGTCCAGCTTCTGGTAGCGAATGCCCGTGTCGAAGTTGGTCTGAGTGCAGACGTACCCACGGTTGTCCAGGCCGCTAGGGTCGCGGGGTTCACGGTCCTTGAGGGTGGTGTCGGTGGTGCTGGCAATGGTGCCGTCGATACCAATGCCGATTTTTTCACCCGACTGCTCGGAGACACCAAACACGTTGATGGCGCTGAGGAACGCGCTGGATTCCTGAATTCGGGTTTCCAGAGTCTGCGCGACGCTTGGGGCGGCGGTAAATTTTGTGGTGACGTCGCCGACCCCGTGCAATTGCGCGAGTTGTTGCAGGTAGGCGTTAAATAGGACGCGAGTATCGTTACGCATGGTGTTCTCCGATGTTCCTTGGCTGGGTGTTGTCCGTGATGTGGATCAGCAGTCGGTGACGAGCTTCCCGTCACCGCCCGTAGCAGGAGGGCGAACGGCGAACGACGTTTTCGAGCCGGGGTTGTCCGGGGTGTTTTCGAGTTTTTTGACCAGATCGCTGAAGTCAGCAGACAGCTTTTCGTGGGCTGCCTGCAGTTTCTCGCGAGCGGATTTTTCAGCGGCAAAGGCTTCGCCTTGGCTGGCAACATGCTCGGCCATGGCCTCAACGGATTCGCCGAGTTCCGCAAAAATGGCGGCGTCCTTGCCTTCCTTGTCCTTGCTCTTGCCGAGGGCTTCGAGAACGCGGCTGAAAATGCCTGCAACTTTGCTGCTTTCGTCCTCAACGTCTTCGAATTCAAGTGCGACCTCGATAGCCTCGGAAAACAGGTTGTCGGGGTTGCTTTTGCGACTTGCCAGCGGGTTTTTGTCCGGGTGCTGGGAGCTGAAGGCAAGCATTTCAGTACCCAGGCTCGCTGGGCTGTCGGTGACCGCGATACCGTCCAGATAGGCGCGGCCGGTGTCAGCGAACTTCGGGCGAATCTCGATACTGGTAAACATTTTCTGCCGGGCCTTGTTCATGGTGACCAGGTCGGCAGTCGGTTCGATTTGGGCAAACAGCGCCAGCTTTTTAGCCCCGGCGATTTCGATTTCTTCAGTCTTCAGCGCAACCACATCGCCGTAGGCCCGGAAGGGGCTGTCGGGCAGCATGCTGCGCATGTGCTCGATCCAAACCCGTGCCCCGTAGGTGTTTTGGCTGTAGGTCTCGGCGGCATCGACCAGCCATTGCCGTTCGATCTGGCGACCGTCAGTGGTGGCGCCTTCAACGGCGACGCGGAAGAACTTGGAACGTTGTTTTTTGGCTGGGGTGTCGGTTTTGCCGGCCAT